GTCGCCGTCCTTCGTCGCCCATGACGGATGATTGGGGTCGATGTCGAAGACGTGCCGGGACTGGACCATCTCGCGGTAAGGCAGCACGCCTTGCTCGCGCATCTTGTCCTGGACTTTCTTGGGCTGAGAGAAGAACCACGCGTCGAACGACTTGGCTTCCTTGGGCGGAGCCGTGAGGTCGTTGATGCTGGCCTTCGTCACGTTGCCGAGGGTTAAGAGTCTTGACGGCGGGGCAAGTGGCAAAGGTCAGAGAGCCTTGCACCTGTTTTCCCAAAGCCCTGTATCGAGGTTCAGTCTGAACATGCCCTCCCTGACCATCGTGCGGAAAAGATGCTCGGCAGATTTTGCTCGGACCTTGGTCGACTGACCGCGGCCTGCCTGACGAATTAGGTTCAAAATCTGAGGTTCACCGGCTTGGATGACCTGAACCCATCTTAACCTGGTGTTGGATTCCTCTTGTCGCTGTAAGAAACGCTGGAGTGATTGGACGACGATGGTCTTGCGCTCGGCGATAGACTTACGGCCGAGGGCTGATCTCTTCTCCATTAGAGGTCTTAGGTTCGGGTCTTTCCACTGTTCTGCATAAGCCTTCAGCTCTTTGATGCGCTTGGCTCTCGCGATCTCCTGGCGCACCCGGTCTGCCTCGGCTTGGGCTGGGGTGCGTTTCTTGCGGTAGTAGGCCATTGGCGTCAGCTGTCTTTTGTCTTTCGAGGGGAGGGGGATAGGCCGCCGTCAAGGCGAGCCGTATTCCTTCCCTCCCTCTCTCCTTGCATGTCCTTGTGGATACAAGGACTGCAGGAGAGACATAGATTTGTCGTCGGTTTTGTCGTCGGTTTTGTAAGTGGGTGCATGGTGGGCTGAGATGGGGGGGTTATAGCCAGATGGCGGGGGTGGTAGCCCCCTACCCCTGAAAGGGGCGTACGAGGCCACGGAGAGGGGTCTAATAGCCCTCCCCAGAGTCGACTAAGGGAGGGTTTGAACGTACCCAGCGGATTTCCCCGCGGTTAGGGGAATGGCGGATGAAGATTTCACCAGCGGGTTTGAAGCCATCGGTCATGCCGGCACGGCTACGGCGCTTGGTCAGGCCAAAACGGTAGATAGGTTCATCTCCTGGGCAGCGCTGTAGGCAGGCGATTTCCCGTGCCCAGTTAGTGACCTCTGAGCTCCCGAAAAGTTGGTATGCGAGGTCGGCAGCCGTCTGGCCTTCCTTGTCCTTGGACGACTTAGGTTTCCCGGTATGGTGCATGAAGACGATGATCACCCCAGTCTCGTTGAGGATGGGTTGGATGATGTGGCGCAGGAACTTGGCCGCCTCAGAGGTTTCTGAGATGTCGGCGCCGACGAAAGCCATGAGAGGGTCGACAAAGCAGATCGTGGCCTGATGCTGGATGACGAGTTTACGCAGTACGTCGCCGAACTCCCTCCCCGTGGCGACGCTCTCGCGGTAAATGAACATGTTGTCCTTTAGTTCAGTCTTCTGGTCTTCGGTAAGGCCAAGGCCGTGGATCTGGTCCTGCATGGACTCCGCAACGTCGCCGGCGTCGTTCTCGGCTTGGATGACGAGAGTTCGCATCTTCATGCCGTTGTTCGTCTTGATGCCAAAGAAGTCCTGTCCAAGCGTCCAGTTGATGGCGGCCTGCATCATCAGGGCAGACTTGCCGGTGCCCGCCTGACCGGCCATGACCAGGGAACCTCCACGGCAAAGCCAGCGATTGCCGAGGACGTTGGTCGGGTCGGCCTTGCGGTCGAAGGCCATGAGCTCATCAAGGCGCATCTGCTGGGCTCCCTTGCGGACGGACAAGGCCTTGCGCTTATCGGCAAGGCGGGCATAGTGCTCGAGAAGCAGGTCTGGGTCGGTGGCTTTTTCCGCTATCAGGGAGGCCTCGCGCATGAAGGCCGAGTCCGCGATCATGTCGACGTGTTCTTGGCGCAGCTCGCCGAAGCCAGCATAAGCCGTCAGGTCGTTGATGAACGTGTAGTCTACTGTCGAGCCTACGGAATGAAGGTATGCAGGTACGGTTGTTTCGTCTGCTGGCTTTCCGTCTGCCTGAAGGTAAAGTATCGCGGCGGCCACTTCCTGATGCTTCGGCTCGAAGAAATCAGAGGGCTTAAGGTTAACAGGGAAAGCCAGGTTTTCTCGGAGGATAACGCCGAGGAGGTGGCGTTCCGCCGGCACGTTGTTCGGAGGAGTCATAGAAGAAGGGGTTGTGGGATGGGGGCGTGGGCGCCCGAGGTCAAGGTGCTTTGCTTTTGGAGGGCGGACCGAAGTGGGCCATCAGGCGGAGACGGGTCTTCGTGACGACGCGGTAATCACGGCGGACGAGTTTGCCGATCTTGATGGCGCGCTGGATGTATTTGTCGGCGTGGGCGGAGTTGCCGATGCGCCAATGCTTGGCCCACTGCTCGCGGGTGCGGAAGCCAGGAGGAGGGGTCTGGGCGGATTTGTTGATGTCGGCGAGGACGGCCCGGAGGATGGGGTCATCGACGGTCCGCTTGTAGAGGAGTTTCGTGCCTTTCCTGCTCATCGTGATTTATCTGCTGCGGCCTTGATGCGTGCCTCGGCGATGGCGGCATATTCTGCCGACAGCTCGATGCCTACGAAGTTGAGGCCCTCAAGGACTGCGCCTCGGCCAGTCGAGCCGGAGCCCGTGAACGGGTCGAGCACGGTTCCGCCTGGAGGGGTGACAAGCCGGCAAAGGTAGCGCATGAGCTCGGTCGGCTTGACGGTGGGGTGGTTGTTCTTGCTCGGAATGAAAGGCCTGTTTTCGCGTTCTGGAATTGCTGCCCCTTCCTGTTTCCATTCTCTGTCTGGAAGGTCTTTGCAGCCTTCGTCCCGATCAGCCTTGCTGGCCTTCGGACAGTAGAAGAAGCGGGCGGCGCTTGCACCTTCATCACCTGGGAACAATTCTAACACCTCCTGGCTTCCATCGTGCATCAGGTTCGCAGGGAAGCGGCCAAGGCCAGGAACAGGTTTCGCAAATGTTCCATTTAGTCCATTCCCAAAAACCCTTGCACCTGCACCTGCACCTGCACCTGCACATCCTCCTTCATTCCCCACCCTGCACGCGTCTATGTTAATCCCTCCTACGCTCCACTTGAGCACGTTATCTGCGACAGTCCCCTCGATAGGTTTGCGCGCCAGGCAGATGGGTTCGTGCGCGGGTTTAAGCGCCGTTCCCCAGCCGTCCCATTGTTTTGCCTCTTGGCTTTGAGGTTCGTCCTGTGGTCTTGGGCATTGGCACGGGGAGCCAGATACAAGCCACTTGCCGCACTTGTCGCATTTCTTGTTGCCTGTCGGTCCGGCAAATCGGTCAAAAGCCCCTTCAAACTTATCCTCACGGGAGATGCCCGCAGATTTATCCAGCGCCTTACTAATGTTATGGGATTTCGGGAAGCCAGAACCATATACCCACATTATCTGATCGCGGACCTCGAATCCGGCGTCCTCGATGGCACAAGTCATACGGTGATAGGTTCTCGAGCCGCTGAAGGCCAGAAGATGCCCGCCAGGCTTCAGGACGCGTAGGCACTCGCGCCACAATCCGACATTGTAAGCGATGCCGGTAGAGTCCCACGACTTGCCCATGAAACCAAGCTCGTAGGGCGGATCGGTGACGATGGAGTCGATGGAGTTGTCCGGCAAAGTCGGCAGGACGTCGAGGTTGCTTCCGATGTGAATGACGTGGCTCATTTGTTCTTAGGAGTGAAAACCTTGAGGTCGGTCGTCCAGACCCATCGGCTGCCGACGCGGTGGACGAGCCAGACCTTCCAGTCCTTGCCGTCGACCCAGCCGGCCGCGAAGCCTGAGCCCCAGCGGGAGGTGGCGAGACGGTGGGATGCGTAGGCCATGGCTTCCTTCTGGCATAGACAGCCGGCGGAGAAAGCGGCGCCGCCTTCGGCCTTCGTCAGATTGACCTGGGAGAGCGTATGCGTGTGCCCGTGGATCAGAGCGCCGCCGCGGTCGGCGTAGTGTCGGCCTTGCTCGGGCGTGGCGTTGATGCCGTGGGCGTAGCCGTGGATGAAGGCGACCGGGCCGAGACGGTAGACGCCTTTCTCGGCGTGATAGTCGAGGATGGTCTTGGCTCCGCAGCTCTTCGCGGCGGTCTTGATGCGGGCGTAAAGGTCGGCGCAGTAATCGCGGACGAGGGCGGAGCCGGAGGAGTGCTGAAGGGCGAGCGCGCGGTGTTCGTGGTTGCCCATCAGGTAGACGGTGGGCTTCGTGCGTTCCAGGAACTCCTCGCCGGCCTCGACGTCGGCGATCAGGGACTCGGCCCCTTCAGCGTCGTTGCCGGCCCCACGGCGCAAGGAACGAAAGTCGAAGCAATCGCCGAGGTGGACGCGGACGGTCGGCTTGTAGTCCTTGATGAACTCGCATAAGGCTTCGACGGCGTTCTCGTCGGCCATGTCGCCGTGGTTGTCGCCGAAGGCCACAAAGCGGGTTGGCGTGCTCATTTCGTCTCGAGGTGAGGGATGGGCTTGCCTGAGTCGTAGGCCGCAAGCATCTCGTCGCGGTGACGGCGGGCCGTCTCGAGGTCTTTGCCCAGGTTGTGGACTATCTCGGTCTTGCGCCGGCGGATGCGCAGCCACCAGCAGGAGCCGAGCTT